TGGTTCTGGTAAATACAGAAATAACTAATTTAGATTTTTTACAATATCATTTTATAGAAATTATCAGATATTTTTAATAATTTTAAGAAAATAATTAATATATTTCTTAAAGTAAAATGGACCTATTACCGAATATACAAGTAGATTTATTACAAGAAGACCCTGAACCTTTAGAAGAGGAGAACGTATCTGACGGAGAAGGTGAGCCTGAGTTAGTAGTGAAAGAGATAGTAGAGGATATCCCTGAAGTGCAGGAGAGGAGTATCATACCTGAAGAGGATATCTTCGTAGAGAAGAAACCTAAGAAAGCACCTGAACCTAAACCTAAAAAAAAGAGACAAATGACAGAGGCTCAGTTAGAACGTCTACGTTTAGGTAGAGAGAAAGCTCTAGCTGTCAGAAGAGCTAAAGCACAGGAGAAGAAAGAATTAAAAGAATTACAAACTAAAAAGAAAAAGAAAGAATTACAGAAACTACGTGAAGAAGTAGAGGATACACCTAAACAAGTACCAAAACCAGAACCAGCACCTAGAAAGACTATAACCTCATTAGAAGACTTACCTTCTGATTTATTAATAGAATTACAGAAGAGAGCTATAGAAGGATATGATACTAAAAGAAAAGCAAGGAAAGAAGAAAAGAGAAAACAACAATCACAGAAGACAGATAACCTTAAGAACATGAACTTAGTTAATAATGCATTACAACCACAACAACCAAAACAATATGGAGAAGCTGGATATTTTAATGATTGTTTCTGAAGTCCTCTTTTTTTAGGACACAAGTCCTCAAAATAATAAATAGAGTAATTTTAGAGGACGCAGTATTTTATGTCTCTTTACGTAATAGAAATAAATAATAATAATATACTATTATATAGAAAGTCCTCAAAGTCCTCAAAGTCCTCAAAAATATAAAAAGTAATAATATAAAATAAGAATAATATAAATCAGATAATCGCATTATAAAGTTTTACTTTTATTCGTGATATTTTCAGGGACACGTCCTCATTTTTAAGGACTTCTTTATTTTAGAGGACGCGAGGATTATTTTCTATGTTTTATATAAAATGAAATTATGGATTTATGATTTAATTACTATCCAGTTATTACTTACTTATTTAATTTATATTAATAAAATGTCGGTAATAATAAATGACGTATAAACAGGATTTTAATCGTAAGTATGGATTTAAACCATTAAGTAAGTCGCACTCTCTAAAGGAGATATCAGATATTACCGGCTATGAGTTAAAAGGATTAAAGACTATATTTAAGAAAGGTCAGGGTGCTTTTTTCTCTCGACCTGATAGTGTACGGAAACATATTAAGTCAGACGAGGAATGGGCTTACGCTAGGGTATACGCTTCAGTTAATCCTAAGAGTAAAGCGTATAAGATTGATAAAGTTCATTTAATTAAAAAAAAATCTAAGTCTAAATAAATGGTTAAAGTATTAGAACTATTCTCCGGTACTCGTTCGATAGGTAAAGTATGCGACGAGTTAGGGTGGGATAGTGTATCAGTTGATTTAATATCAGAGGCTACTCATAAATGCGATATAATGGATTTCGATTATAAACAATATCCTAAGGATACTTTCGATATAGTATGGGCGTCTCCTCCATGTGTAAATTATAGTAGATTAAAGGATTGTAATTTAGGAAGAATTGTAAGGGGTGAAATATATAATAAAGAAATAAGAGAAAAAGAAATGATTAAAGACGATAAATTAGTTTTAAGAACATTAGAAATAATTGATTATTTTAACCCTGAATATTATTTTATTGAAAACCCTGCAACGAGTAGAATGAAAGAAAGACCTTTCATGAAAGATAGATATAATATAGTGGTAGATTATTGTATGTATAGCGAATGGGGTTATAGAAAACCTACTCGTATATGGACCAATAAAAAAGACTTTATACCTCTTACCTGTAATAAAAAATGTGGTAATATGGTTAATGGTAAACATATTATCACGTGTGATAATGGATATGATAAAAGGAAAAAAATAAAAAATAAAGGAACTACACGAACAGAAAGATATCGTATCCCTCCCGATTTAGTATTTAGTTTATTTCTCGAATAAAATATATATATAAAATCTAAGTCTAAATAAATGGCTGGGTTTCATACTAAAACCTTTTTAAAGCATGACGACTATATGACCCCTCTATCAGCGTGGGATAATATAAAGGATTATATACCGAAAGATAAAGTAATATGGGAGGCGTTTTATGGGGACGGAAAATCAGGAAAACATTTAGAACAATTAGGTTTTAATGTTATTCATGAAGAGATTGATTTCTTTCAGAATAATAAAGGAGATATTATAGTAAGTAATCCTCCATTTAGTAAAAGTAAAGATATATTTATTAGACTTAAAGAAATAGATAAACCTTTCATTTTAATATTACCTTCTTCTAAAATAAATACCAGCTATATAAGAGAAAACTTTAAAGATACAGAGAACCCTTTACAGATAATAATACCACGTAAAAGAATACAATTCATTAAGAACGGAAACCATACAGAGAATAAATGCAACTTTGACTGCTTTTATTATTGTTATAAAATAGGTTTAGAGAAAGATATAATATGGTTAAATTAAAATAATAAAATAAATATCTTTTATATAATATAAATATGAGTAAGAAACTTAAGATTTTAAAGATTGTAGACCCTCCTAATACTAAGAAGAAGGCTCTACACCCTAACCTACCTCAGCCTCCTAGTTTAGTTCTTATGATTATGCCGACTAAAACAGGTAAGTCCACGATTATCTCTAACATGTTATTAAATAAAGATTTCTACGGACAGGACTTCTTCGACGAGACTACTATGATTAGTACAACAATTAACAACGACCAGACGTCTCGTTTCATGAAACAGGCTTTTAATACGTATGATTATTATTCAGACGAATTAATTAAGGATATAGTAAGAGGTCAGTCTCAATATGAAAAGGCTGATATGCCTTCTATGTGTTTAGTGTGCGACGATTGTTTAGGTGAAAAGACTACTGCATTAAATAATCTAGCGTCTCGTTATCGTCATTATAATATAGATTTATTTATTGTATCTAGTCAGCTACTAAAAAAAGTAAGTCCAACGATAAGGGCTAATGCTAACTGGGTGCTGGTGGGACGCCTCACTAATGAGGCTGAAGTGGAGAAGCTGTCGGAGGAGTGGTCCGGTATGTTCGGAGGTGATAAAAACTTTAGAGAAATGTATAAGAAAGCTACTAAAAAAAGATTTGATTTTATGACCCTTAAGCTAACAGAAAATCCTGCTGAGATATGGATTAACTTTAATGATAAGATTTATCCTGAAGGTCCTTCTGAAGAAATAGAAACAGAAGAAGAAACTGAAGAATAAATTAAAAAAAAGAATACTATAATTTAAATATATTTAATATTATAAAATAATGGAGTTCGGTAGTGCTGATAGAAGAACAGACGCAGAGTTTACTCACGCCGTTAAAGATTATAATAGTCAGGTGAATATCTATAATCAGCAGTTAACTAAAGACGCTTTAACTCAGAAAGAAGCGACAGAAAGTCTTAAGGAACAAGCTGGAGGGGACGCGAATACTAGTGCAATAAAAGAAGCAGGACAACACGCTAACGCTGTAGCTCAAGGAGTTAAGACTGCTAAAGACTTTCAGAAGATAGGTCAACCTATTAAAGCTACTGAGGATATAGTAAAAGTAGGTGAAGGTGGTGCGAGGACATTAGTTAAGAAGGGAGAAGTAGTGGGTAGAGAGACAGCTCAGACATTAGGTAAATCCGCAGGTAAACTCGCTACAGGTTTAGGAGTAATAGGAGACGTAGGTTCTATAGGTATGGATATAGCGGAGGACGTAAATAACTGGGATAAAATGTCTACAGCAGATAAAGTTTCTAATATCGTAGATATAGGTGGAGCTGGTTTAGACATGATAGGAACTGGATTAATGGCGTTCGGAGGACCTCTGGGTGCAGTAGTAGGATTAGGATTAAAAGGTATAGGAGACGTAGCTCAGGTAGGTTCAGGTGTAGAAGATACTATTTCAGGATATCAATCAGCTCAAGATACTAAAGACGATTTAGACGAACAACAAGCTAAAGCAGAGAAGGACGCACCTGACCCTAAAGCAGAACAACAGGCAGGACCTAGTCTAGCTGGAGCAGGGGCTCTCGCTGTAGGAAGACAAGCTCAGCAATAATTTAAAACTTTCATAATTTTTTTTTTAAGAATATTTTTATATAAAGTATATTATAAAAATATGTCGGTATCATTCTGGAAAGCGGAGAACTCTATCCCTATCGAGCAGACGTCTAAGTCTGTGCCTGTTGTTAATGGTCTCAATTTTACAGGAGGTCAAGAAGTCAGAATTAAAGTCCCTCCTACAACTAAGTTTATTAAACCTGACGAGTGTTATCTTCAGGGTGATTTTAAAATCCAATTACCAGACCTCACTACTCACGAGGCTACACGTCTGCAGTTAGACGCACGTCTCGGAGGTCAGTCTCTTATTAGAGATATCCGTGTCTATACTTCGGCAGAGTTCGGTTCTGTATTGTTAGAAGAAATACAGGGATATAATTCTATGGTCTCTATCATGAGAGATTATGATACGAATGATAGTGATAAGCGTAAACGTGCTATGACTGAAGGTGCTACTATCTGGATACCTGAGACCAGAGGCACTCTAGGAACTACTCGCTCTGAATGTGCGGATACTTTCACTAATCCTTACTCTAAGGAAACCTTTACCGGTGGAGATAAAACTGACGATTTTGATAATGATAGTTTCTTATCATGTAAGTTATGTCTGCCCTTAGAAACAGGTATTTTTAGGTCTAAGAAAATATGGGCTAATATGTATACAGGACTGGAGGTAGTTATAACCTTAGAAGAGCCTTCAGCCTGTTTAACTCAGTTAGATAATGTCTCACGCCATAAGCGTCAGCGTCTTAATCCAGTATTTCATTCTCTAAATGGTTCTATTACAGCACCTAACGACTGGGCGAATAATAGCTCAACTGACGAGTTTTTTATCCACCCTGAAATTAATTCTAACTATACTCCTAAGTCCTGCGGTTTCGTAGTGGGTGAGCGTATTAACTTCGTTAAACCAGACGGAAGTCAGAACGCAGGTTTTAGTGCTACCGCTAAGATAGGGGCTATAGAGAGAGTAGAGGTGGACGACGGCTCAGGGTCTAATAACGTCCCTCTTATCAAGATTACACTTACAGCGGAGGTCAAGAATACCGGAGGACATGATATAGAAAAGGGGTCGTGGTTTATGTATTCTGATAGTGTCCTCGCTTCTCCTTCAGGTAAATATGACGCTAAATATACTTTCTCTAATGTGGAGTTAGTGGTTCAGGAGGTAGATATGGGTTCTAACTATGTTAATGATATGTTAAGTAGAATGAAGGAAAGTGGTTCTATTATTACTGATATTCTTTCAGTATCTAATTACAGATATTCTCAGTCTGCAGGTGATATCGTCGCTAATATCCGCCTCCCTCTCAATCAATCAAGAGCGAAGGCTATTCTCTCTCAACCTACAGACAGCTCACCATACGATAGTAAAGAACGTATCGGAGCTAAAGGAACTTATGACGTAGGAGCTAATGCAGACGAAGACGGACAACTCCTCGCAGGAGACCAGTTCAGAGGTATCTCGGATAGTATTACTGATTATCAGTTTGTATATGACGGACGCCTACAACCTTCTCGCCCTGTTAACTGCGAAAAGACTTCTTCTAAAACCAGTATCTCAGCTCAGCCGATTATAGAAGTTCAGAAGGCTCTGGTCCAGAGTGGTATAAATGTTAAGTCTTTATCTGATTTTAATAGAAACTTCGTAATCGGAAGAGCCTTAAGTCTTTCAGCTATGGGAGTGGAGGGAGTTTATGATACCAGAAATAAAGACTTTAACCTTCAGGTCAATTATCAAGGTACAACACCTACTAAAAATAAACTCTGGAATAATTTCGTCTTTCATTTAAGACGTGTAGTTATTAAGGGAGATAATGTTTCGGTAATTGTTTAAGATAAATGTTTTTTTAATTTTAAGTTTTGTAAATATTTTATATATTAAATAGTATAAAATAATGAGTAATCGCTTCATAGAGATTTTACCGCAGAACACTAATGCAAGCCATTCATATAAAGAGGGACGACCGGTAGTAGATTTTTTAATCGCAGAACAAGAGGCTACACTCCTCCCTCGCTCTATCCGAGTATGTGGTCGCTTTCATGCTTACGAGGACGAAAATAGGACAACTACTACAGGTAGTAATTTATCTATGGATAGTCGTATCGGTCTGTGGTCTATCCTAGACCAAGTAGTTATAAGTTCTGGACGTAGCCATACTACAATCGAACACCTTCGTTCAGCGAATAGGTTCTATAGTTCATATATGGGAGTTATTAATGACGAGAAAACACTCCTTAATCAGTATAGTAATATGGGTCTTACATTACCCTCTACAGACGGACAACAGCTCGCCGTTATGCAGGAAGGAGACGGAGCTAATTCTAACGAGTTCTGTATTCATATCCCTACAGGAATGCTTATGGGGACTTCTGGTGTAAATCTTAGTAGCCAGACAGGTATCGGGGGCTGTCAGATTTCTCTACACCTCGCACCGGATAGCATGGTGCTATATGCTAAGGACGGAGACGCTTCTAGCGACGGATTAGAGGGTGCTTTCTATGAACTTACTGACCTTAAGTTAGTATGTGAAGTCAGCGAACAGGTAGAAGCTAAACCTCAACCTCTAGAATATAATTCTATTACTGGATACTACACTACTATCAACTCGGCGAATGCTAATCTTAACTTCTCTCTCGGTCTTAACAGAGTATCGTCTACTATGGTTAATTTTATCCCCTCAGATTATCTTAACAATCTGGACCGAAACTCTCTCCAGACT